CGCCGATGCGGCCCTTGCCCGTACCCGTGTCGTCACCGATGATGAGCGCGCCGTCGTTTTCGGTCTGGTACATCGACATGCCGAGCGCGTCGACCTGATGCCCGTAGAACGCGCTGTGTAACCTCTTGATCGCGGCCTCGTCTGTCCCCAGGCCGAGCTGGTCGGCGACGTATGCGTCGACCGTCATACCGACATCCTTCTCCAGGGCATCGATTGCGGCGTGGATGGCGTCACGCATGTTGCGCGGGACAAGCACACCGCCTGCCTTGTTCGCGCTGCGTGGCTCGTACTCTACCGTGAAGCTGATACCCTCATCGCCAAGGCGGTCCTCTTCTGCCTTCTTCTTGGCAGCGGCCTCTTCCTCCGCCTTCTTTTGCGCCTCAGCCTCCTTGGCCTCGGCCTGCTTGGCGTCCGCTTCTGCGGCCCCTTGCTCCAGCATGTCGACGACGTCCTGCGGAGTCATCTGGCCAACCACACGCGGATCGGTCATCTTCTCACGGATCGCAGCATCGGCGCGCTTGTAGATCGAGACGTACGCCGACGGCAGGTACGGGGTCGTCCCTTCCCCGAGGTTGTCGCGGAAGACCTTGGCGAAGCGGTAGAAGTCGGTAACGCCCTTCTCGTTCACGAGACGCTTACCGGCCTGCGCGACCTTCATGAGGATTTCGGGGTCGACGGCGGAAGCCATCGCCAAGCGCCCGCCGGGTCCACGCGGGACCGCCATGCTGAAGACATCCTTCAGGTCGTCGAAGATGTCACCGGGGTCTACGTCCCCTTCAGCCACTCCCGGAGTAGATTCGTCCACTCCTGTAGCTGGTGTACCTCCAGCTTCTCCTCCGGGTTCGGCCGGGCTTTCGGGTCCAGCGGCGTCTCCTTCAGCGTCCCCTCGACCTTCTCCAGGTCCGGCTTCACGTCCTGTCCCCGCAGCGCCTTCTCCACCAGGGCCTCCATCGCCTGCAGGTTCCGGAATGACTTCAGGACCGCGTCCGACAGGTTCAGCAGGCTTGCCCCCTTCTGCTGCGCCGGTTCCATCGCCCCTTGGTCCACGTCCACCGGATCGCCCGTCTCCAGGTAATCCCGCAGATCCTGGTTGTCCTGGTCCCTCACCCGGCGCAATATCCGTGCCAGCTTGGTCTGGTACAGCAGGCGGTACGGCTGTTCCTTCGGGTTCCCCGGCACGGTCAGCAGGAGATACAGTTCCTCCGTCGGCATCAGGTCTGGGTGATACCACCAGCTCATCAGTCGCCTCCTTGTCAATAGCACCAGGAAGGTCGAGGTTGACCGAGTCGGCCATCGCCCGCTCGAAGGGGTTGTAGTTCGTGTCCCCTTCCACCTTCCGCTGCCCTAGTTCACCTAGTATAGGGTTAATCTCGCTTTCAGTCAAGTCCGCGACCCGCTCTGCAAGCCCCTTCTCCTGGGCCGCAGGGCCAAGGATCTTGCGGGCAATGCTCTCCGCAGCGGTCATCGTCGGCACTTCACCGATCACCATACCGCCCAGCCTGCCAAGTCGAGGCCCGGTGGTGATGCGAACATCTCCGAGTTCGGTTGGTTTCAGCTCCGCCACTGCTGTCGCGGGCCCGTTCCCGCCATACAGCACGGTCCCGTCTGGTGCAGCGTCCGTCACGGTGTCTGTCACTGCGGGCAGGTAACGCCCTGCCTCGTCAGGCGGGGCAAGGACCTTCCGCTCCACGAGAGTCTTGAGCAATTCCCCAGCATCCTGGAACGACGTGCCGGGCGCGATGCGCTGGATCTTCCCCTGCGACAGGTAGTCGAAGTCGGGGCGCTGGACCTCTTTCTCGATTGTCTCTGCTACAGCCTGGATCTTCTCGGCCTTGTCCTTCGCCGCTGCGGCCCTTATCTCCTCCATGGAGGCGATCTTGTCCACAATCCCCTGTAGACCCTCTGCTTCGGCTTTGCGCCGCTCTGGCGAAGGCTCAGCCCCCTCCTCGACGGCCTCCAGCCTCTCGTCAAGCTCGGCCTGCATCTGCTCGATCTCGACCCGCTCCGGACCAGGAAGCTCGGCAATGGCGTCAGCGACCGTCTTGCGCTTAGCTGCGATGTCCTCTAGCTCGCCCTGTACAGTGGCTCGACGTGCCTCCTCGGCTTCACGCTCCGCCTGTTCGGCAGCAGCTTTCTCCTCTGCGGCCTTGCGCTCCTCGTAGGCTTCCTGTTTGCCTTCCTGCTTCGCGGCCTTGCGCCGGGCAGTCGCTGCGGCAATATCCTTGGCTCGCTGCTTCTCTTCAGCCGTCTGCGGCTGCTTCACGCCCCAGAACTGGCCTTGCGACTCGTACCCCATTCGCTTGAGGTCTGCGCGCTTGATGCCTGCCATCCTCGCGGTGGACTTTTTGACCTGCTGGCCACGTTTCATCCTGCGGGCGAGTTGGACCCTGGCGTCCTTCACGGCCTTATTCCAGATCCCGTCAGCCTTCTTCGAGTCGCCAGCCGCAAACGCTTCTGCGTATTCCTCGGCCACCTCTCGGTAAGGCATCCACTCCATGGCCATATCGAGCGCTTCCTGGGCCGTGGATACATTCTCAGGCCCGAGCTGCGAGCTGATACGCGCCTGGAATAAGCGGTCGGCCTCTTTCTTCTCCTGGGCCAACTTCTCCGCGAGTTCTGCCTGCTCGGCCTCGTACTCCTCCAGCACCGAGTCCTGGCGCTGCTCTTCAGTGAGAGTGTCCGCGTCTTCCCCTGGCTCCATGAACTCTGCCATCGCCTCGAAGTCGTTACCGAGGCGCAGCTTCTCCTCGTCGCTCATGTTGTCGACGACATCATCTCCCAGGTACCCTTTCAGGTATTCGGACAGCTTCGGGTCAGCGCCATCAGTGAAGGTAACCTCTACCCTGTCGACTTTCGGAGGCTTCTTCACGTCGGTGGTGCGACGGGCTTCCTTCTTCCAACTGCTCGCAAGCTCTGGATTGCGCTCTGCCTCGGCCTCATCGATCTCCCAGCCGTACAGCTTCGCGACAATCATCGGGTCTTCAATAGAGAATAGGGCTTCCAGCTCGAACTGCTCGACCTCATCCAGCCCGTTGTTGTCTGCAGCCTTCTTGATAAGGTCGGCCGCACGCCCGTCGATATGGTCTACGACGTCACGCAGTCGCTTCGGGGTTGTCTCCTTGTTTGCTTCACGGCCGCGCAGAACAGCGGCAAGTACGCCGATGCGCCGTTCGGGCTGCTTCAGCTTGTCCTGGAGAAGCCTCGCGATATCGACAGCGCGATCCCGCCGCGACGTGCCGTGCGGGCCAACGATGTCTCCGTCTTTGTCGCTGGCGAGGTAGCCGAACACCTTCCCTCGCTCTTCCATGCGCTGCGCTAGCGGCACGGACCTCCGACGCTCCTCGACCTTGCCCATCCGGCGACCACGGCGCATCTGCTGGCCAGCGCCAGCAACGCCTGGGGTCCCACCGATGAGAGCGAAGATGCCAAGCTCTGTGAAGTACTGGTCGAGGTCCGTATGCGCGCCGACAAGACGCTCCAGCTTCCCACGCTTGTCTCCGGACGCACGCGGGTCCATGTTGAATCCGATCAGGATGGAGTCGGCCAAGCGCTCCTCACCGATCTCGAAGAAGATGCCATCGAACCCGCCAGCCTTCAGCGTCCCCTTCGCCCACCGAGCAGCCTTCGCCTTATTGGCTGCGCGCCAACCATTCGCAATGCGGTTGAGGATGTTGTGGCTCTTGGCAAGACCTGGGACCGTGTCGAACTTGGTGGCGTACTTGCCGCTCTGCCGTAGCATCCAGAGAGGCTTGAACAGCATCTCCGAGCCTTCCTCGCCGAAGTTCTCCACGTACTGCCTGAATGCCGCAGTCGCAATAGCGGCCATCGGCCGGTCATGGAACTCCGAAATGAGCAGCCTGCCGTCATCGGTCAGTTCGTGATCGGACATCATGTGCAGGGCTTCAGCGCCGTACCGGTGGACCTGCGGCAGTGTACGAAGTCCGGCGCGCCCGCCCCACTTGGCGAACTCCCCGCCGATCCTCTTCATGAGGCCCTTGGCACCAGCCGTCTCAAGGTAGTCGCGCAACGCCTTGCGTCCGTATCGGTAGGCCCCAGCCTTCAGGGCACTCTTCAGTCCGCTGAACATCCCCATACTGGTGCCGAACTCAACCATGTGCGGCAGGGCACGCATCACCCCGGAACCCACCTTGGCCGACCGTGTCCACTCGCGATTCGACAACTCCTCGGCCTCTTCCAACCAGTTGAAGATCAACGCAGCATCCCGCTGCTGCATCGACTTGCCTTGCTCGGTATCAAGGTATGCGTTGTTGATGAACCGGTCGAACACGCCCTTCTTGAACAGGGCCTTGAAAAGCCCGGTAGGACTCCATGGGATATTGTTGGCGAAGTCGCCGTTCTCCCAGCTCTTCTTGACCAGATCCCATGCGCCGACCGGCTCCATCTGCTGGTACTCTTTCGGCGTGTAGTCCTTCTTCAGCTTCGGAGCCGCAAACAGCCAGTGGCCATCCTTACCGACACCGCCAGCCGCGTGGTACATTGACAAAGACTGCTGGATCTTCGCGTCGTTCAGGTTCTGCGCAATCTCCACCAGATCGTCAGTGCCGAAATGCTTCTTCAGGAACTCCGGGTTCTTGATGAGCCGCTCAGGGGGTATGAAGTTGTCGAACATCCACTGCAACTCGCAGAAGACAGCGCCCTCGGCTTCTGCCCTGGCCATCTCTCGCCCTCTCGCCTCGCGCTCGGCGTTGCGCACAGCCCACTGGCCGTTGAGCTTCCTGTCGGTCTTGCCGCGAAAGCGCTCGTGGTGGTCGTCATCGAGGAAGGCAGGATGCAGGTCTACATCACCAGCGGACTTCTGTGGTTCCCACGCCTTCTTGTAGTTCATGCTGAACCACTCGGCCTCGTCTACGGTGGGGAACTGGATTGCGTTGCCGGTCTTCTTCGCGTGCTCGACAGCCTTGTCGTGCGGAAGCTCTACCAGCTTCCCGTCCTCCCCGGCTACGACTGTCGGGAAGACGATGGCACCCTCGTCCGTCTCGGCGTATGCCATCTTGTGGGTCGACACACTGCCGTCAGCGTTCTTGATCGGCTTGTGCTTCTTCGGGTCCAGGATTCTCTGTACGAACGGTTTGTCGCTATGCTTCCCGAGGACCTCTTTAATACGGTCCTGCTCGCGCCGCTCTGCTCCAGGCTCAGGCAGCGCGCCAGCACGCCATGCACCGCGCCAGTCGTACTTGTAGTTCTCGTCATCTGGATTCGGATTGATGCCGAGGAGAGCAGCTTTTTCCTCGAAGTCCTTTCGGAAAGCCCTCTCGTCGTCCGGATGCAGCTTCGTCCGTGTGCGCGGCACACCTTCACGTGCCTGCTTCTCTGCGAGCGCCATGGCCACGTTCTTCCACGCCTCTCGCTCTTCTGCCTGATACGCGGCAACAGCGTCCCGCAAGTTGGTCGCATTCTTGAACGCTTCCGAGCTACCCGTAGGCCCGATGGCGTGTGGAGTAATGAGGCGCTGGCCCCACATAGTGGCTTTCCCGCCAAAATTACCTATCGGTCCAAGGCCGATACTCGTAGAAGGAGTTACCTCCGTCTCGTACTCATACGTCTCAGTGGCCATCTTCTGGATCTCTTCCCAGTTCATGGCCTTCCGGATGTCCAGGTCTGCGATCTTGCCGTCGATAATCTTGCCTGGGGGCATGTCGAAGGTTTGACCGTCTTTCGTCACAAACCTGTTTCGCCCGTCGATCCAGGCAATCTCAACGGGGTCGCCAGTGGTGCTGTCGATATACTTGTTGACGACACGCACAATGCGGTGGGGGTGGTCAGGATGCTTCCAGCGAGACGCCCAATGATGATCCTTGTCGGTTCTTGGATCTACACCACCCTTCCACGCGCCACGATAATCGTAGTTGCCACGGTCAGGATTTACCGGCTCGTCCAGCTCCTGGTTGACGTCATCGAGCCAGGAACGGAAGTCGCGCTCTTCATCCAGCGTGAGCGTTGTATTCCACTCATGGTCCGGTCCACGCATCGGGCTGAGGTCGGGAGTCCATTCAATGTCCGAAGCCTCGCCACCATCTGCGATCCTGGCTTCAACCTCGTCGAAAAAACCCATGGCAACCTCCAGTCAAGGTGCTACTCGTTATCGAACGCGGACAACGCTTTATACACCTCAAGCGCGTCCTTGACAGCAGCCTCCGTCCAAGGCACCTGCGCCTGCGGAAGTCCGCTCGACGGGTCCGTCTCGGCAAGCACCTTTTTCGCCCATGATTTCCAATGGTCGAACTCGTCTTGCGTGATAACGCCGTCACCGTGCGTGTCCAGCCGTTTGAAAACATCGTCAGGAAGGTCGATCTTCTCACGAGGGATAGACATGCCACGAGGTGGCCCACCTGCAGCCTGCCCGCCAGGGCCAACAGCAGGACCACCAACGCCCTGCTCTACACCTTCTGCGTACCGGCGCGCCATTCCGGCACTTACCTGCCTGCGCTGTGCCTGCTCGCGACGGATGATGCCGTTCAGCGCGTGCCATGGAGTGGTGCGCCTGAAATCTACAGCCTTCTTCTTCCCGGCCAGTGTCTGCGTCAGCTTTTCGACTTCTGCTCGCAGATCGTTCCGCTTCTTTGTGTATTCTGCGGTCGCACCCTTGGTCTTGAACATGGGAGGAGTCATCTCTTTCAATTGGAGACTCTTCGCCTTCAATTGCTCCTCCAGCGCCGTGAGCTTGCCCGGGTTCTTCGGGGTTAACTGGAGGGCTGTAGCGATATCCGCAAACGAGGTGCGGGGATCGTCCAGCATAGCTTCGATCCCTTCGGCCATCGTTTTGCCGAACGGGTTCTCTGCGCCTTCTTCGCCTGCGACCCGCTCGTCGACACCTTCGTACAGATCCTTGAGCTGAGTCAGGCGCACAGCGCGTCTCTGCGCCTTGAGGTCCTGACCAATACGCTTGTAGCGCTCCGCTACCTGGGAGCCAAGGATTCCCATCTCTGCCAGCTCCTGGCGATTCCATACCCTGGTGCTCTGGTCTTCGTTCGTGATGACCATGTTGCCTTCCGAATCGATATTGACGTCAATCGCCTGCTTCGAGCCAGGAGGAAGTGACATATTCAGGTCGCGGAGAGCGATCTCGGGAAGGTCGAACAAGGCCATGTGGTAGGATGACTGGAGCATTCCTTTGCGGGCTTTCGAGCCAAGACTCTTCGCCTTGCGGCCATAGCGCTCGGATTCAGCACGCGCCTTGCGCCACTCGATGGTCGCTTCGACATCCGCTTTCCACAACTCATGCCGTTCGCGCTCCTTTTCCATCGACCAGTCGTGCTTCTCACGATCCCAGCCGTGCTTCTCTTGGCGCATATCCCACTCTTCGCCCTTGCGCTCTTCCTGCTTGTCGATACGCGCTTCAGCACGATCCTCACGCTTCCACTTACGCCCGCGCTCCATACCACCCATGAAGCCCCCGATGGCGCTTGATACTGTAGTTGGTCTGATTGCCATTGGTCTGCCTCCTAGCCCCAAGCCATTCCGCTATCTCCGCCCCAGCTCGAACTCCCGGCTGGAGTTGTTGTCGGGTTCGTGGAAATTTGATATCCACCGTAATCCCCATCCCACGAATCTAGGTAATCTCCTCCGTATCCGATAGTGCCTGAAGCACCGAGGCCGCTCTGGCTACCGGAAGAGAACTTTTGACCCACCATCCGCCCGGCTTGCCCGCCTACGGCACCACCAGCAGGCCCGCCGAAGTACCAGCCAGCAGCGGTACCAGCGAGGCCGAAGATGTTGCCCCACATGGCGTCTTCGCTCTGCTGAGCCTGCGCACGCATCGCCATGTCGGTTTCGTACTTCTTCATGGCAAGCTCGGCATTCGCAATGGATGCCCTCGTGTTGAGCTGTGCTGCGGTTGCCCAGGCGTTACCATAAATCTGCGCGCCGCGCCCGCCGGTAGCACCGGCTTGGCTCAGTCCCTCTATGGCCTGCGCCTTCTGCGCCCGCTGTTCCGGGATAAGTGCGCGGCCAAGCTCAATCGCTTGCAGCCTGCGCTTATCGTTGAGGTCACGGACATACTTGCGGGCCTGATTCCTCGCACCGGCCTCTGCCGCAGCTCGGGCCACAGCCATCTCCGACTGGGTCGACGCATACTGAGGGCTGGAAGGGTCAAGGCCAAGGCCGCGCAGTTCACGGTCTCGTGACTGCTTCGCCTTCGTGAAGCTCTGCGTGATGTCCGCCACAGACTCACCGAGTGCTTGCTGGACAGGGAATCCGGCAAATGCTGCCTTCGTCCATCTCCTCTCCCCGGGGCGATAGTACTTCTTGTATTCCTTCCAGAGGACATCGCTTCGCGTATTAGCCTGCTTCGCGTACTCGGCCTGCTGCTCCATCAACTCGGAGGCTCGCGTGTAGTAATCCTTGAGTTCCTGCGGAACGGATGCACCAGCAATTTCGATGTCGGGATATTCTGGAGGAGGTCCTTGCTGGCCACCGCCCATCCATTCTCCGAATTCGCCGAACCAGTCCATCCAGTCCCCGGTAAACTGCGCAGCCTGGATCGGATACCAGTCACCAACTACGTCCAGGATATCGTCCCACTGCAGCTTGCCTGACCACGTCTTGTCCCAGAAGTCGTTGAACGGGTCTCTTACATTGTCATCCCACCAATCCCATCCCATGGCAAGCTCCTCTCTATACAGCGTCGTCTAGGCTATTGGTGGCCCAGTACACGATTCTGACGCGCACATCTCCTGCGAATGTACCTGTCGCGTTGCCAGCTCCGTCGGTTGCGTAGACCTGGATGTCCATTGCGGTGGCGGTAGTGTTGGCGATTGAGTCTATCTTCAAATTCTTGGTCAGGCCCGACGTCTCACCGAACTGGTCAGGGTCTGCTGCGACACCGACTCCGATAGCCGTGCATCCCCCCGCACCAGTGATGAGAGTCTCCAGGTTCGCCTGGACCGAAAGGATGTACCCGGTGAAGTCGATGTTGAGATCCTCGGCTGCAACGGTTGCGCCCGTCACGGTCTCCTCGAACACCTTCAACTCCAACCCTTCAGTGGCCGTCCCTCCGACCTGGAGCGCCGTAGCTCCACTGGTGCTGTCATTCGAGTGCAGAGTGTTATCGGACACCTCGCATCCGGTAAGCGTGCCACCGTCGATGGTGCAGCTCCCGCCAATAGTACCGCCGCTTACCTTGTCCCCGCTGATCGCGTCGTCGTCAAGCGTCAGGATCTGCCCTGTCATATCGATGTCACCTGTAGCGAACCCTGTGCCAGCGATTGTACCGCCAGTGATCGCTACCGCGTTTGCGTCCTGGGTCGCAATGGTGCCGAGGTTGGACTGATCGATCTGGACCCATGTAGGGCCTGCCGAGTCGGTGAGAACCCAGAAAGAGTCATTGTCTGCCTGACGGGCAATCTTGCCCTCGTCCGAAGTGCCCAGGCCGGTCGCGCCGGTCCTGGCTGCTGCGTCAGCGTAGGACCACTGATAGACGATATGGATCTCGCCAGTGCCTACGTCGGAATGTAGTCCTGTTGCCATGTTATGCGTCCTCTGGGTCTACGAAGTCGGTCCTGATAGGCTGACTTACTAGTTGCGCTCCTGAAGAATCGACGATAGGGATGCCAGTCGTGGTCGTGAGGATGAATTGCGTGTACTCGAACTCCGGGTCGGTGATCGGCGCGATCTCGTCGATTGGAGTGGTGGTGACGGTCTTGTCGTACAGCGTGACATTATCCTCGGCCACGCCGATCAGCCCCATCTCTGTCAGGTCCGACACCAGCAGGGCTCGGTCTTCCGTAGGCCCGCGCTCGCCGAACAGGACCTCAAGGCGCTCACGCATTGCCTCCAGGATGTCCCTGAGGTTCTTGTCCTCGATTCGCTGCGGTGACGGTATCCTTCTCACAGGTCCCTCATGCTCGTGCTCATGGTAATCTCGATGATCTCGTATTGCGACTCGACCTCAACCGACCAGCGGCGCTCGTCACGCTTCACTGGGATACGCTTGGCCCGCTCGCTGGTGAACGTATGCGTCCACACGAGGTCCTCCTCGGCGTAGATACGAAAGATGACGGGATAGCCCTCGGCCTTCACCTGGGCAACGGAGAAGGAACCAGTCCTGGCATAGAGGAACTGCTTGCTCCTCCATGTGGCCGTCAGAGGGTTGCTACCCTGGTTCCAGGCAGTGAGCTTCCCATCTTGGATCAGGTAAAGCGTGTCGTCTTCCAGGTTCGCGTGCCCGCCTGTAGCGAGTTGATCGGTTGTGACTAGCGCTCGCCCGCCAGCCGACGGATCGAATATCAGCGCTGTGCCGTCCGTGAACCAGCAGTGGTATCGGTTGTCATGCGCCTTGGCTATCATCGTCGCAGGATCAAGCGCCTTCCACTGTTTCTTCGAGTAGAACGACGTCGTGAGCACTTGGCTGTTCGCCCCATTCACGGCAATTAAACCGTCCGGACTTGCGTATATTACCAAGGCCGCAGCGATATCACCGAACGTAACTACAGACCTCTTGGCCGAACACGCCTGCCTGGAGTTGCTTCGGTCGACGCTCATGTACAGCGGGTCATTCCCGGTGATGAAATGCGGATGTCCAGTCGTAAGCACGATGACCTGATTCAGCGTGTACGCAATCGCCACGATGTCCTCGTCAATCGTCTTGGCGTAGTCATCCGGCCATGCGTGCGGGCGGTTCGGCTCCGAGAAGTACACCGTCTTGCCGACGAACCCGGCCATCACTCCGTTCGTGCATTCAATCAGGCCGGTCAGGTCGTCTGGAGGCCCTTCCCAATCCACGGACGGCAGGATCTCGTTGACGTCAGCGTCCAGGGTTGTGTCTAGATACGACGTCGTCCCGATATCCAGCTCGGTAATGAAGAAGTAGGACGTCCCGCTGGTACCAGTCACCGTCCTGTACACCCTGATGTTCGTGATGTTGTAGTCGCCAGTTGGCGCGCCAGGGATATTCGTGAGCTGGCAATCCTCCGTAGGCTGGATGGCAACCACGGTGGACGGGTCGGAAGGAGGCCCTTCCTCTCCGAAGGCCGAGACATACGTCAGGACGTACGTGCGGTCTGCGGTGTAGTCAGAGGCCCGGGAGGTGTCGAAAGACAGCCTGAGGCGCGCTGAGGGGTCACCAGACGCCGGATAGCCGATCTTGCCGGTCACCCTGGCTCCGTTCAGGTAGAAATCGGTGTTCGCTGCGTATACGGAGTTGCTCGGGTAGCACGCACCGAGGTACACGCCCGTCTCGCTGTATGCCTGGAACCACATCATGAAGTTGGCGTCGTCGGTGGCGGTCGTCTTCGCCGGGAGCGTCTCGATCTTGAATACCGATAGCTGCGACTGCTGGAAGACAGTCTCTCCGCCGTACTCGCCCTCTGTCAGGTCTCCCTCCTGGGACACCGTCCCGTCCTCTTCTTCATAAAAATAATACCACGTGCGGGTCCAGGTCGTCTCCAGTGCGTCCACGGCTTCCACCGTAGGGGGAGAAGCGGGGGCCGGGATGCCAAGCGTGTACTCGACCTCGTTGCCGTCCAGGATGCCACGGACCTTCGGGACTCCGTCCCCGGTGTAGTAGATTCGGTCGTAGAGGTCCTCAGCGACGGGGCTTTTCACCACATCGACATCCGTTGCCCACTCCAGCCAGTTGCCGTTGTACGGGAAGACTGACACCGTGTCGGACTGCAAGTCCTGGATCTCGTTCGGCTCATCGAAAGGAAGGACGGTACCGCCCCAGATATATGCGTTCTCTGCCGTCTGCGCCTGACTGGCACCGAGCAAGTTCGGTGCGGCCCGTGGAAGCAGTCCTTCGAATATGCTGATCTTGATCTTAGACACGTGGACACTCCATCGTTACAACGTCAACGTGGTGCTGGTGAAGGTGCCACGCCCGGTTCAACCCATGCCAAATCCACATCGGGCATGTTTCGTCTGCGCAGAGCTTCAGCCCCAGTAGCATCGAGTGTTTCCATATCGGATCTGCGACGAGATGGGCAACGAACTCGCAGCACGTCTTCTTCAGCGGGCTCTTGCTCTTGAGGGGCATCCCGCGTCCCCACAGCAGGAAGAAAAGGTTGTGGACGAGCTGCACGGACGCATACTCCGTTGTGCCGGTCTCGCTCATCGCGACATCAAGCGCATGCTGCGCTTGCCCTGGCCACGGCGGTACCCTCCGGATTGCCAACCTCCGGCCAGTTTCATGGCAGTAGTGGACTTGCTCGCCGTCGGCATTCTTCGCCCGGGCCCAGTCAATCAGCTCGCCAATCGGGATTGGCCCGCGCACGCCGCGATGCCCGGTGATCGGGTCCTTCTTCATCCAGCTCTCGAAGTAGTAGCTGCCAGCCTCGATCTCCACGCCGTTTACGACCACGTCCTGGTAGATGTCGAAGATCACCCCGACATGGCTGAAGCGATGAGAGATCCCGTCACCGGAAACCCACGGGGCCTCTGGCAGCAGTTGCTCTTTGCCCTTCTTCTTCAGCGCCGTAGATTTGCGCTTCAATATCTCCTGCGCAATCGAGATAGAACCTGACGTCAATCCAGGCTGAGACGTCCAGAAGAGCCTCATCTCGACATGCGTGTCCTTGGGAGTCATGGCAGTATCGGGCCTTTCGCAATCTCGTGGATGAGTTTAACGATTCCCCCGACGATCACAGCGACCGTCCCTACGATAATCATCACGGCCGAAGCCCGCTTGACGAAATTATTCGCCTCAGCCATCCAGTCGACATCCCTCCTCGGGCGATTGGAGTTCGCAGGATTCGTAGCTACAGCGGCACGGATAACTCCGATTTCCTCTGAATTCGCTCCAGTCTGCTTTTCGACACGCTCGAAACGCTCGTCACAGTGAGCACGATGACTCTTTGTCTCTGCCGCAATTACCGCCAGCTTCTTGTCAAATTCCGCATCGGCCTTCTGCTGCGCCTCATGGTTCGCTTGACCTTCTTTCCTGGTCTCTCGGACCTCCGTCAAGATCGTGTTGAACAGCAGCTTCGTGGAATCATCAAGGCCGTCAGTTGCACTCATGCGTCATATACCTCATCGATCCGCCCATCGAATTTGCACTCCAGCAAGAACGTACGTTCAGCTTCGCTCTGGATGGCGTGGCGCTGCTGGCCGAACTGGTCCGCCCACCACCAACCATCCTCTTCCCACATCACCCCAGTGTGACCCGTATACGTCTTCACCACACCTTGAGAAGTCTCTACCACCACTGTCGGCTCCAGCGGTACGACGTGAACCACTTTCGCCGGGATACCGAGCCGGCCGAACACTTCGCACAAGGCGTCACGATAGGCCCAGCACCGGTCTGCGGTACGGCCCTGGCTAGACCACACAGGCCACGCCTTCTCACGCAGGAGCGCGGCAGCGTGTGCACCCGTTTCGGCTTCCTTGACTACGTCGGCAATCGACCAGCCGTTAAAGAACCGTCGGAACCAGGTTTTCAGTGACTCCCACATCACGTACCACCATTTGCTTCCAGGTATTCGCGGATGGCCCTGATGTCATCCTCGTCCAGCGCCATATCGTCGAGCATGTTGAACAGGGACAGGCTTATCAGCAGGTTGAACTTACCTGCCGCGTCCAGGGTGTCGTTGTCCACCTGCTCCAGCAGGCTTGCTTTGACCCCGTTGAATGTCCACGGCGGGGTGAACCCGAGCGCGATCAGGTGACGGCGCAGGAGCTTGACGCAGATAGCGATGGATGGGTCAGCGGCATACGCAGCAATCTGCGCTTCCCTCGCTGCAATAGCAGCAGCCTCCGCCTCGGCAGCGGCAGCGGCAGCAGCGGCCTCCTCGTCAGCGATGCTGACGGTGTCCGTGATGGCGATAGCAGCCGTACCATTGCTGAGTACCCATGCTGTGGACACCACACGATACCCATCGGCAGGCTGATGCCGTACCACCGTATACCAGCCGGGAGCCGGGTTATCCACCGTGTAGCCTGTCGTCTCTCCCTGACTACGTGGCGGGATGCGTGGGTAGTCCTCGGCAATGGGGAGGAGGACAGGTTCTGGCTCACCGTCAGGCCAGTACACCCAGTCGGCTGCAGCTACGGAAAGCGTCATTGCCAGTAGTGCGAGCAGGTACTTCATCGGTTCTCCTTAGTCCACTGTGTAGGTGATGAGCGTGTCACGGAGGTTGTCATCCATCATCGTGATGAACGAGTTGCTGTAGATATTCCCTGTATACCAGCACTCGTCGATGCTGTACGGAGTGGTGGCTTCTCCGTTGTTGTTGGCTATGTAGACAGGAAGGTTGTTCGTCTCCATCGATTGAGAATCGGTGTTGGTGTCATCTGACGTCCCGTTGAGCCACACTTCCGCAGCATACGCAGTGCCGTTAGACCTATAGGAACAAGCTCCGTATAGCCACACCTCATTGCCAACGGTGTCTGAGTCTTGTACGAGGTAATCGTTTGCGTTTGCCAATACCGCAGTACGCAGCCTGTCTGTCCCGCTTACATCACGCTGCGTCAATAGCCATTCGCTGTTGTCGTTGCTGCCTTCCCACTTATCGATCATGCGGATGGAGCCGTTAGGGTCGCTATCGAAATATACACACCCTATAGCCAGCACTCCGTCAGCACCCGAATGAATCGCAGGGTCAGCCACAGACACGTACTGGCTCTCCGTATCCGTGAAATGACTCGCAGTATTCTCGCAACCCTCGATGCCATTGGTCAGCGTCACGTTCGCACTGCCACCTACGCACGTCTGTCGGTTCACTGTACTGTCGAACTGCGTCACGGTATTGAAGCCCATGTGGTAAACGCTGATCCACTCGGTCCACACGTTGGTGGCTACGTCAGAGTGCAGCCCGCCGAGATTGCTGTTATCATCACCGCTCGCGTTCCATGACAGAGACAACACTGTATCTGTAGCGTTGCTGATCGACTGCACACCAACCCACATGCCAGCACACTCCTCCGTCGCGTTGTAGTACTCCATCTCAATAGGGAGACTCGTACCATCCTGCGTGACCGAGAGCTTATTGCTGTTCTCGCCAAGATCGTCGAATACCACGGTGACATCGGTACCGCTGATGCCTACGCTCGTACCCAAACACACCCGTATAGGAATCACGCCAGTCTGGTCTAACGATATGAGGTCGCTGTCCAGCGTCAGCGTCAGGCTCCCGCTACCACCGGGTGTAGCCTCCTCCGCAATCGCCTGACCGGCGATAATCTTACGCAACCCGCTTCGCGCCTGCCCGTAGGCAATACCAGCAATCAACAGCAGTACCAGCGTCAGTTTCCTCATGGGCTCACCTGATTGATGTACCAGTTCGTCTCACCGAACTCGCTCCAGATAGCAATCGTGCTGTAGTAAGCGTTCGACAGGCTGATGCCACGGTAGGCATCGTTCGTCTGGAACGTCGTGCCGAGGCCAGTCCACGTCACCGTGTTGCTCGCACGCAATCCGAACCAGATCTCCTGCTGCTCGCCAGTGTTCCCAGGCTCGATGGCAATGGTCACTACGCCAGTGGCGAAATGCGCCTGCCACAGCCCGTTCGTCGGGTCTAGCGTGATGCTCGCCGCTGCCGCGATTTCATACGGTGCGTGACCTGCCTGATCGTACATATTGTCCAGCGCCGTCACCTGCGTCTGGAGCGCACTCGTCGAGGTGTTCAGCGTCGTGATGCCGTTGGTTGCCGTGAACAGGTTGCTCAACTCGTCGGCTACGTTCGTGCTCCCTGCCAGGAGCGTGTCACTCTCTACCCTTGCGAAATCGCCTGTCGTGGCAGCAACCCTATCACCATTGGCCGTGTTGTATGTTATGTCACCAGTGAAACTGATCGTGCCGCTCTGGAACTCATGGGCCAACCCGTTTACGATGAGGTTCGTCTTCACGGTCACCTGCGACTCGCTCGCGTTGAGCCCGTCACCCGTGAACCCGCCACTGAAGCTCGGCGTCTGCGGGAAGTCCACGTTACCACTGATCTGCGCAGCCTCGAAATGGTCAACGTTCGTGATGTTGTTTCCGGTCATGTCCAGCGCCCCAGACATCGAGCCACCGTTCACATTTACATAGTCGCCAGTCGCGCCGTTCAGGATACCGATAGCCTGCATCACATTGGTGCCGTAAATGTTGGGGTCAGCGTCGAAGTGCCACTCGGCACTCACGGTATTCGTGGTTGTCCATGTGTTGCCCAGTCCAACGTAGGCGTAGTCATTTGTCTGCCCTTCCAGCCCGCTCACCGTGGTCTGCAACGCTGCCGTGCTGGTATTGAGTGTACCGATTGCAGAAGCAATGTTGGTGCCATGAACGTCGATACCTGTCTCGGCGTCCAGTTCGATGTACCTGCTCGGGGCATCCTCGCCTGCTACGTCGTACAGGTACATCTCACCAGCCCGATTAGCATTGAGACCGACTGTCCAGTGGTTTGTCGTTGTGTCTACGCTGAAACCTTCTACCGCAGATGTGTCATCGTACATCTCGATGCGTAGATCGGACTGGTTCGTGATTACGAGGTCAGCAGTATCGCCGCTCATGACAAGGTCGCCGGTCATCGTATCGCCAGCCTTCGCAACTTTCGCATCCACCTGTGTCTGCAACGCTGCCGTGCTGGTGTTGAGCGGGTCGATCCAGTCGCCCTTCAAGTCGTTGGTCGCACCGTCCACATACGCCTTCGACGCATAGATGCCAGCCTGCTCCAGATTCGGCGTGTCGAGGTGGGTACTGTAAGCCTCGGTACCGCCCTGCACGTACAGGTCAGCCGATACACCGCCGCTGCGGAGCGCGTAGTAGGCTACACCGAGGTAGCTCGTCGCCGTGACGGTGATGTTCGTCTCCAGATAGATCGAGTCGTCGTATTCTGTGAGCGCAGAACTCAGTAGCCTGATGGTGCTGCGCTTGATCTCGTTGCTCGATCCTGTCGTACCGTATACGAGCGCAACCTGCCCGCTGATCGTCGGCCCGCCAATACTGTCGTAGCCAATCCAGTAGTCCATGTTGTAGAGCCCCGCCGGGATAGTGACGTTCGCTCCTACTGCGTTCGTCCAGTACCAGTAGCCGATGAGGTTCGTGCCTGTGGAGAGCGCGTTCGTCACAGCCCACAACCCTGCCGCTGGCAGACTACCTTCCAGTGCCGATGCGCCAGTGATGACAGGATGCGCGTTCGTCGTGCCGAATAGGCGCAAGGACGAGAACTGGCCGAACAAGTCGATGACATCACCGTACCGCATTGCATCGTCGAGATCATACGGAGCACCCTCTTCCAGATGCACCTCGTCGGCGTAGAGCGTCGCAACGTTCGTGATGATGTTCGCGCCCATATTGACATCGCCTGCAAAAGTATCGCCGTTGATGTTTGCGTAGTCGTTCGTCTGGCTAATCAGTTGCACCGCGTCATTAGTTGCCTGATCCCAATCGAGACTGCGCTGGCCGTACAGGTCGGCTGCGGCAGGCGCATGCTCAAGATGGATCTTGACCTGACCCTCGGTCGCATGCACGTACTCTACAATACCAATGTGCTCGGCATACTCGCCGCTCGCACCGTCAGGTGCCACGTTCGTGATGACACCCGCCTCGGTCGGATGGAGGTACAGCTTATCGCCTACAGCCCAGTTGCTCGTATCAATGTCATGAACCGCACCGGCCACCGTGACGTAACCGAACTGGTTATTCGCGATGTTACTGCTGGTCACCAGCCCGTATACTGTCGCGTTCGTTACTGCATCACCAACCGCCAACTGTACTTCTGGCGCATGGGCAGCACCGCCAGAGATCCGTACCGCCATACCGTTAGTGAGCGTGTCGCCATTCGTGTTCTTCACACGCCTGACAAGCTCCTGCCCAATCTGCACAGTCACGTCGGCATCGTCGTTGTAGTAGGCAAACGCATGGTGGTCAGGATCGTAGAACATGGTGCCTTCTTCGTGTGTCGGATCAGATCCGATCAAGTTGAATATGATCCTGCCGTCACCGTTTATCTCTACGCCCTGTGTCCCGTTCGTATCGTTGACAGTGATCTTGCCACCCTGCGCTCCGCTATCGGAACCGATGAACACTACCGCATCAGCAGTCTCGTCGTTTAGGACGCGCATGGCAGTCTCGTCGGCAGGAATCATCACGTCGATCTGCGTCGTGTTCGTCACGAATATGCGCCCGCCACTCACCTCGATGCCGTCCTCGAAATAGTTGGTGGTTGCCCATTTGTTCAAGTCGTTCGTGCTCACACCGGAGATCCCGGCGATCTCCTCCATGACGTTCGTCCCGCCTACGAGGATGTCCGTGTTGAAGTACACTGTGTTATCGAACTCGTTCGACGGGCCGGTGAAGTGGTTGTACGCCGCTAGGTTCACGCTGCCGGTCGGGCTAAGTGCGTCGATCTGCACCTGCAAGGCGTTCGTGCCGGTCACCAGTTCATCCAGGCGCGTGGTCACGTTCGTGGTGCCAACAATAAGCTCATTCGTGACAACGACATTGCCGTCTGCCTGCAACACCATGATCGTGTCGTTCGCCGTCTTGAAGTAAATGTTGCCAGTCTCGTTATCCGAATCCGAGATACCGAAGTTTACGTCGCTGTTGCCGTAGGTGAACGCGAACACATCGTTCCCGGTCTGGTCAAGGAAGGCGATGGCGAAGTCCGCAGCACCGTTGGTGTCGCTGCTGTCGTACATATACAACTGCGGGAAAGCGTCCACTATCGACAGATCCTCGGTAGGATTGTTCGTGCCGATACCGACATCACCAGATCCGTCTACATACAAGCCCTCGTTCACGTTCTCGTCACCGTTGATCCAGTTACCGTTCAGGTTAATGAGCCCCTGCATCAACAGTTCGCCAGCGTTCACCATGCCGCTGAACTCACCACCAACCATGTTCGTCACATCACCAACCGTCTGGCCGTCGATGTCACCGAAGATCGTGATCGTCCCGGCACCGGCGATGTTGCCAACGTTCATGTTCAGGTTGGCTGTTGCAGCACCACCCTTGAAGGTCACGTCGTTGGAGAATATCGTATCACCGAAGAACGTGTTCGTGCTCGCGGCAGTGAACACGTTGGGCTGGTTCGTGTAGACCTCTGTCCCGCCAGCGAGCGTCAGCAGGTTCGTGGTCCCTGCATAAATCGAACCGCCAACGTTCAGCTCTCCGGTGAAGTGGCCGTCGATGAAGTTCGTGACATTCGCGCTCGACTCACCGTCCACCTCTACACCAACGCCGACCGTCTCCGTATCAACAAGGTTGGCCCATATCGTGGCGTCCGTTGCGTCGATATTCCCGACATCAACGATGACCCCACCAACGACGTGCAGGTTGTCCTGCGGATCGTTTGTGCCGATACCCACGTTGCCGTTGTACAGGGTCGTAGTGTTGAACGTGTTCGTAGCAGTGAACGTCTGGTTGCTCGCCAGGAAGGCAGTACCACTCGCGCCGGGGATCGCCGTGATCTGGGTCTGTAGCGCGTTCGTGGACGCAACCCACACCTCGTAGTCCATCAGGTCGCCCGAGTTGACAGAGGGGCCTGCCCAGCGGTCGCGCCACACCTGCATCTCGTCGGGCTCTCCCACTACGCACTCGTATCGGAAGTCGTCAGACCATGCGATACCCTCTCCCTGCGTGAAAGCATTCGTCTGTCGCTGGAGGATGTTGCCAGTCACCGGGTCGAACTCGAACACGAGAGGCGTAGCATCGCTGATGCAGAAGAACCGCCCGTCAACGATCTCGATGTCGGATAGGTCATCTACGACATTCGACCACACCGCCTCTGCGTCGAACGGCTCGGTCATCGTGAGCTTGTTGCTGGCTGCTACGAGTCCGATCTCGAAGAACCGCATCGCGTTATCGCCAGGGTCCTCGCCCTCTTGCACGCCGTACCACTTGTCGGCGTTCTCGTCGTAGGCAATACCTTCAAGGCCGTCGGTCGCGTTGCTGGGTGCGTTCTGGTCAAAGGTCCACTGGGTGAAGTCAGCATCGTCGATGGTCGTCGTGTTCGTATCGATCCCGATGAAGTAGATGCCCTGCGGAACTCCGCTGTCGTCGTATCCGCCCTCTTCGCAGATCGCGAAGTTCGTGCCACCGTACCACTCGATGCCTTCCAGGTCCTTGAACCCAGTCAGCGTTACGCGCTGCTGCAAGGTGTTGTCCGGCTCGAATCGGTGCGCGTAGACGTACTTCGTCTGGTTGAAGTTGTTCTCCATCCACCAGAACATTCTCCTGTTCTGGTCCCAGGTCACGGCACCAACGTTATCGATCTCCGGGTCAGCCGCGTAATCTGAGGCGTTGACGATGTCTTCGAGGTCGTTCGTGAGGTAGGCATCGCCCATCGTCTCCAGGGTGTAGCGATTCCCGGTGGCTCGGACCCACGTGCCTGCACCAGTAACGTCGTTGGTGCAGACCCACTGGTAATTGCGCTCTGACCCGTCCACAAACCGGATGATCGAGTTCGTGACCACGAACGGGCCATTCGTAAACCCGACTTCTCCATCCACGTACAGCTTGCCGTGTACAATACCCCCGTCCCAGGTCGATACGAGGCTGTCGCGGTGGTCCTTCGGCGAGATGTCCTGCGTTACGTTATCCTGTAGCAGCGTCAGCGTAGTGTCGCGATCACGGATCGTGGCATTTGTCTGCCCGTAGGCTGAGCCAACAACCAGCCACAGGGCGAGAGCGGTCATAAAAATACGGCTGGCCATTTGGTTCTCCTTACTGCTCCGCAGGCAAGACTCCGTTGTCGGTCAGGACCTCTTTCCAGTCATCGCCGGTCTGGAGGATGAATGATGCCTTGTCCACGCGGCCGGTGATCGCGTTGCGGCGTGCCTGTAACTTCGCCTTGTTTGCGTCCCACCACATCTGAAAATGCGCGTTGCTCAACCGTCGGGCACCGGTACGCCCGAGCCACTTCGCGCAGAAGTGCTTCGTGTAGAACACGGCGTAGTAGACAACCGTGTTCGTGTCAGCAGCGAGGCTCCCCTCCTGGTAGTACTTCCACGGGTCGTTGTTGAACGTCTCGCTCGTTTTGAGGAGCGAACGCAGGCCGGTCTTCAGCTTCGTTCGCGTCGCGGCGTCAAGGTCGTCCTTCTGGATGCCGACTACCACGTACTTCGGGAATGCCAGGACCGAGACCACTGCCAGAATCCAAATCAGGAATGCCATCTTCTTCATCGTCATCTCCTTAAAGACCGAACCCGCCGTCGGTATTTTCCTGGGCGAAGACTGCGGCGACCTCACCAGTAGTAAGCGCTCGGTTCCACAACTGCGGTCGAGCAAGCCACCCGTTCCATGCCAGATACCCATCGCCGCTATTAAAGTAACTGCTGAACGTCATCTTCGTCCACGCAGACGCACCGTTGGTGTCTGCGTTGATCCAGCTACCGTGGTTGCTGCCGCTCGTGACGGTCCAGGTGCTCTGCGTACCGTTGATGTAGGTCACGTAAGACGAGCCGTCCGCTGTGAACGCCAGGTGGTACCAGGTGTTCGTCGTGAGCGCATCTCCGGCAGGTGCCTGGATGGCGCAGTAGCTGGAGATGGTCCGGCAAGTGAGGTACGGGCGTGCCGCATTGATGCCGAAACCGAGGTGGCGGTCGCCGTCGCTCGTCGGAGGGGCCATGCCGAAAACATCGTGCTCCCCAACCCCGTCGTCAGTGCTGTATGCCCAGCAGGCAAACGTACCCTCAGACGAAGCCTTGATCGCGCCGTAATCGTTCGTCGTGGCCAGCAGATGATCGTTGTTGCCATCGAACTCGAAGGCGTTCCAGGCGATCCCGGCGTCGTTGCTGGACACGAACAACGGCTCCGCACTCGTGCCCTGGTTGATCGAAGCGTGATCCTCATACGGGCTTGTGTCAGCAGTCGTACCTGCGGTCGGGTTGTTCGTTGCGTCGAACGTGTACCGGCGCAGCACCTTCGTCCACCAGGGGTACGAGGCGCTGAGTGACGTAGCGTTCGTCCACGCACCTCCGGTTGCCGTGACAGACCAGTTGCTGCCGTTGAGAGCTACAATGTCGGCACCTGCCGCGTTCGTTGCGTCACTCGATGCCGGGGCACCGTCAGCCAACAGGCCCGCACCAGGAATGATGAGCGCGTCGGTAGATGCAGGAGTGATCTGCAACACCTGCTGGTAGGCCGTGTTACGGACTGAAATCGAACGGCCCGCTACAGCGTCCGGCAACTCGATCTCCGTGGCACCGTCGTAGGTGACATTGAACACCGTGCCGAAGGTATCGTTCGTCGTGGCGGTGATGCCTGCGGCTGGGATCGAACGAACCGTAAGCGTCGGGTCGTACGGCGTGATCCCGCTCACCTGGGACTGAAGTGCAGACGTGCTCGTGTTGAGAGTCGTCACATCAGTCGTCAGGTTATTCGTGGCGGTAGAGAGCGACGAGACATCCGACACAAGACCGTTCGTCGCGGCCGCGAGATTCCCGATCTCGTCGGCTACATTCGTCGTTCCTGTCAGGAGCGAGCCGATCGTCTTCTGGCCGGAGATCACCTGGGCAGTATCGAGCGTCACGAAGTTGTTCGTAGGGATCGTCGTCCCAACATCCGTGCGCTCGCCATTCACGTACACGCCAGCGAAGGCGGTGGACGCGGCAAGAAGCAGTCCAACTGTAAGAAAACGCATAGCTTTTCCCTTACTGAAGCGACTTCGCAAACGTCACGAAAGCCGTGTTCGTATCCGTGTTCTCGATAATCAACACACCGTTCTCGCAGACGGGGATCTTCCCGCCGTTTGACTCGAACAAGAACGTCACCATTGCCGCGTCATTGTCTGTAGACACGGTGTTCGTGTACGTGTGCTGGACCGCGCCGTTGGTGTAGATGTTCTCGACGGTGTACACGGTCGTCGTGTTCGCTGTGCCTGCAGGGAACGTGACCATGATGCTCTCGATCGAAACCTTGTACCCGCCACTGTTCGTCCAGGCTACAGTGCCATTCATCGGCGTCTTCCATACGGAATCCAGCGGCCCGGCAAGGCACAAGCTAGCCGCGCAGGCGATTGCGGCGATGATAACGAGCTTCTTCATGTTCTCTCCTTAGTGTTTGATGATGAAGTTCACGTAGACATTCTTCGGGCGAGTCTCGTTCGTGGTTGTAGAGGAGGCTGCACCCGGCGGGAAACTCATCTGCGTCGTCGTCTGCGTATCGTCTGCGCTCTGCCCTCTATGCTCAAGGTAGGTGTCTGTTCCATCGGACGACTGAGCGGTTGGGAACGTGTGATTGTGTGCCTGAACGCTGTCTACCTGACGGCTACCTACGTTATCGCCCGAGTTGCCATCGCCTGTGTTCTTGAGGCGGTCAGCAGCGTCAGGGTCGCGGCCCTGGCCGTTGTCCCATCCGCGCAAGAAGTAGCCGCGAAGATCAGGCACTCGGAACTTGCCTGCCGCAATGTTGAAGCCGAAGTTCGTGCCGATCGTGAAGTAGAGGTTTGAATATACACCGTTCGTTTCGTACCCGGTTCCGTCACAGAAAAGGAATCCGCTCGGCGCGTTACTCATCGAGCCCCATGGAAGGATCGTGCCCGCAGGCACGACATTCGTGTCGAACCCTGGCCAGGAATCCCGCGCTACACCACCAAGCGTGATGCTGTTGCTTACGGTGAGGTTCGAAGCGACGACGAGGCTATCCTGACACTCGGCATAGTAGAAGCTCTGCGTGGTACCCGTCTTGTAGACGATCGTCTGTGTGTTCGTAACGACCCGCAGGATCTCGGATGAGTCGGCGCTCTGGATTACACCAGTACCGCCTTTCGACTGGTCCCACAGCGGGTTCCAGTAATCCGCCTTGGGCGCGCCAGTAACGATTCCAGAGCCCTGGAATACCGTGAAGTATCCTGCATCGACTCCACCGTTCACTGTCACGGTGACGCCGTTCGAGATGTCAAAGTATGTGTCCGCAGCGAACACGAGGTGAAGGTTGGTGGGGAAGGTAACGCTCTTATCGACATCCCAGCGACCGCCATCGATGACGACGTACGAGAACCTGTCTCCCATCCTGTCCACAAAATTGGTCAGCGTTGTCCCGTTGAGACTGCTGCCATATTGCGCTGCGAACACACGGTAAAAACTACGCTTCACCGACTGCGAGTACACGAGCACCGCTGAACACATCAGGAAGATCGTGTATACGATTATGGCTTTCTTGAACATGTCTCCTCCTAAGAGCCGAGCGTGATGGCGTCGGTGATGTAAACGCGCCCGTCGACCTCGATGGCCAGATACCACGTGGTCGAAGAGCCCGTGTGAGTTATTGAGTGCGAGTATGCCCCAGACGAATCCGTGATGACCGTCCATTCAACGCTCGTGTCTCCGCCTGTTGGGACCGACAATGTGACATCGTTCGGGTTCGTGTTGTCGTCGATGAGCCACATCCGCAAAGAGGTGTACGTGAGGTTGTCCGGGTGATCGTTTACCTGGATGGATATCGTGGCCGTGTTACTCACCACGCTAGGTGTGCCAAGGGTTAGGTTCGGCAGCGCGGCCAGCTCAAGCAGCAGAGCCCTGGTGACCCACATCTCTACGCGGTCGCCGTCGCAGAAGGTGTTGGCAATAGTGCCATCGGCTGCTCGCTCGATCGTCGCGACCTTGGTCGTTGCGTCGAACGCTGTCACCTTCACGATCTCCTTCGTGGCGTCCGTTGCTCGGACCAACACGAGGTAGAAGTAGTCGTCGTTCGTGATCGTTGGCCATCCGGACACGCTTGAGACCGTCATCGTGAGGTCAGTGTCCGTGATGTCTCCATCCAGCGTCGTCCGGATGTAGTTTGCAGGCAACGGTGCGTACATGATCGAGTCTCCTATCCGATGTCAAAGCCGGAGTCGTATCCGCTGTCGTAGGCACCACCAGGGGTGTATGCCCCGCCGTGTAGCGGGTAGTCACCGATAACTGGACTGAATGCCGCGACGTCAGTCGTCTTCGAGTCATCCTGAAACACGATGAAAGCGCGGTTGATTCTAAACTGGTCGGCCGACACTGACGCAGTGAGCTTCGTCCCCTGGCTGATCTTCTGGCAATGGCTACTGCCGGAGGAACTCGTCGAACAACTACCGGTGTTGCACGTACTGCTCATGATGCTTCCGCAAACTGCTCGTAGACCCGAAAAGACTGTTTATCCAGAACCGTCTGTGCTCCCGATGAGAACGTGATGATTATCTGCCCCTCGTAACGACCCGGGGTCAGGTCCTCCAGGCCGTCAGATGGCCAGGAGAGCCGCACGTAGCCGGTCTCGCCTTCGTCGACCTTCGTCATGGCCTGCTCGAAGAGCGTCGTTGCAGAGCCTTTCATGCGAAAGCGGAACGCCAGGGTGGTGTTGCTCCCGGACACATCGACGGGCTCATCGTTCGAATCGTTCTTCAGTTGAAAGATAACGTCAGGGAGTGTGTCGTTCGCTACGACGCGGATAAGTGAACTCATAGAAGCCAACTCTCCCCTTGGGCATCGGTCTCGGCACCAACACCCTGATTGCTGTAGAAGAAGATCGCATCGGCCAGGAGTCGCCTGTACTCCCCCTTGTAATAGCCTGCGAGCTGCGGGTTGTAGAAAGCCTTGCTTGGCATCGAGAGGAGCTTCATGGCCGTCCCTGCGGCCCAGCACTCGTACCAGCGGTTGAAGAAGTGAGTCGGGATGTAGACCGCGCAGGGCGATGGGACGATAACGAGGTCCATCGTGAGCCCATCCGCCTCATCCTCGCTGGGCTCGACGGCAAGCTTAATCATCGGCCCGTCATCGCCATCGAAGAGAGAGTAGTCCTCCCCAGCCGTCATCAAGGAATCCTTGTACTTGCAGGTGCCGTCCTTGATCGTCTCCACCCTCGTGCAAGCGATATCCACGTGAGTCGTGTCGTAGTCCAGGTCGTAATCGACCACGTCTTCGATCAGGCCAATCGTATCGGCCTCAATCGTCCAGCCCTCTGTCCTTCGGAAGAACTCGATGATAATGTTACGCGCTTCCTGGAGCATCAGCGGCTTGGGAGCGCCAGGAACGATCGTGACGACATGCGGCAGGAGGCATGATTCGATTTCAGTTTTCGCCATCTGACTCTCCTACAGCGCTACACGGTCATTGAACTCCCGGAGATGCTGCTTGGATAGATCCATGTTGTCCACGTCCTCGGCATCCTCGCCAAGAGCGCGCCAGCAGACGTAACTGCACAACGCGGCGCGGTACTCCGTACGCATTGAAATCGTTGAGTTGGTGGCCGTTGCCTCGTCCGGCGCGTCGATCACCACTGAGGTAAGGTGGAAGGCGTCCGGGGCCAGACGCCATATCTCCTGGAGGCCATCGCTGATGTACCGGAGGAGTCGCGTATCGCCCCAGCGATACTCCTCTACGGTGTCGGAGATCAGGTCTCTCACTCGACTGATGATGTCCGCTGCTGTCATCGCTGGCCTCTCCAGTCCCTATTCCCCGCTGTAGACGGGCTGGGACTCCCTCATCCCGGTCTCAATCTCTTCGCTCTGCTTCAGAGCGTCGTAGATATGCCTGCGGATGGTTTCAGTCTTCCACTTGTCACCGACGTGAATCTTCAGCTCGTCGGCCTTCTGGATAAGCTCGTCGCGGAGCATGTCCTTGATCTCGGTCGGGGCGGGCGCGTTCAGCTTAGTCTCTACAGCCTTTGCGGCCCGGATCTGGCCGTCGCGCTTCTGCGCTTCGACGCAAGCGTCCCGCTCTTCCTGAGAGATCGGGATCATGTCCGGGCGCTGAGCCTGGATTGGGGTCCACTGGAGAACCACGTTGGTGCCGCGCCTGCGCAGATACGATTCGGTCATGTCGCTTCCTCTTTCGTGTTGTGTCCCCCGGGGCGGAGTAAACCACCCCGGGGCACTTTGTCGTCAAAGCCCGACTACACGTTGTTGGACGCGCCGGTCGGGTCGTAGTACAGAACGTGGACGACGATCTTCGCCGTGTCCGCGTCGTTCTTCGGGGTCAGCGTCAGGATGGACGCAGCCGTATAAAGGCTGTGAACAGTTGTGGTCGCGGTCGTACCGTCGCCACCGTCACCCATCAGCCACGCGGCGCTGTTGCCGTTCGCGCCGTCGATGTAGTCGTCCGCAGCACTCGCGGCATCACCAACGTCGAACGTCAGCGTGCCACCCTCTGCGGTGACCACCTGAGCGGTGACTGCCTCGATGTAGCAGCCAGCCGGAATCGTCCACAGGTTCACGGTATCGTCAGCAACGACAGTCTCTTTCGAGAAGTCGACGACGATCTGCGCGACCTTGCGGTTTGCCTGGGCTGCGAGGAGCCCGCCAGCCTTCTTGAAGGTATTCGTCGATCCCATGGTATCCTTTTCCTTTCCGCGTCAGGGGGCCTTGCGGCCCCCGTCAGCAATCATCTTCTAGCCCTGGTAAGCGTACAGCCAACCGAGCGCCTCCGGCTTGACGACCTTGTAACCGTAGACCTGGAGGCCACGGTACAGCGTGCCGAACCCGTTCGGGTTGCGGAGCGACTCGTTCTTCGTGAGCTGGCTCGCGAACGTGAGCGCGTGGTTCGTGCCGAAGATGCAGTTCGCAACTTCGTTCGCGCCATCGGTCGTGTTCGTGAGGTTGTTGCTCATGTAGATCGTGAAGCGGTCGATCATGCCGACGCGACCGTTCCGGATCACGCTGGTGCCGTCACCGGCCAGCGAAGCATCCTTGAGGTCGGACTTCTTAATCATCGCGCACGCCCACGCAGGAAGCACGATCCAGCGTCCCATCTCGGGGACGTTCTGCTCGTCGAGAACCTGACCACAGTCAACGATCTTTTCGAGGATGTTGGCCTTGGTCAGCGCCAGCGGCGTACCGCTCACGCCCAGGTTGATGTTCGAGCTGATCGCGCCAGCCGTCGCGCCCTGGTTGCTAGCATTCGCGGAGCTGTAGATGTCACCGAGGATACCGGTGTCGATCGTGATGGCGAGCTGCTCGGCAGCATCGCCCGTCCACTGTTCGACGTAGTCCTTGATGTCGGTCTGCTTCTGGTCGACGTCATCGTCGACGAAGGCCCAGTACTTGCCCTTGTCGATGAGCAGATTCGTCGCGGTCGACGTCGGCTGCTCGTTGACGAGCGTCTGGCCCTTGCGGTAATCACGAATCGTGATGTCGGGAAGCGTGCGGATCTTGACTTCCTGACCCATCTTCGAGATCTGACCCTCGTAGTCGGTGTTGGAGATCGCGCCGAAAACCGTTCTCGCGTAGAACTTGATGAGCAGTTTCGGAGCGTACAGGGTCGGATGATAAATCATCGTGGTCGACCCAATGTCCCTGAATCCAGGTGCGGTCGGATATGCCATTTTCTTCTCCTCCAGCCCCGACTATCAGGCGGTTACGAGATTCCCTCGATGCGCCCTTCCATCGCGGCTTCTGTTAGTTCTTGTTCAATTCGAGACGCTTCCTTCACCCGCCCCTGCACGTTGTACTTGATCGCCTTCTGCGTCAGCCTGTTGGCCTCAGCGGCGGTGTAGTACTTCTTGCTCGCGTTCCTGGCCTCCGCAGAGCGGGGCGTAGGACGAGAGGGTGGAGATACGGTCTCGGGAGCTTTAGGCGCAGCGCCATTCAGCTTCAGGTAGGTCCTGAAGAATTCTGCAACCCTATCGACGTCACCTTCGCGGTAGGCTTGCTGTGCGATTTCGCCACGTGTAACAGCGGAACCATCGTCCTTGCCCATGAGCCACTCCATGAAGTCGGGATCAGGCTCGATGCCTCGGGATGGATCACCATTCAGCTTGATCGCACCCGGGCACTGAATCTCGACCTTGGAGAAGAACAGCTCGCTCTTCAGCGAGTTGAGCTTGGCGTTGATCGTCTCCTGCTGTTCGGTTACGGGCTTCAGCTTGTCCTCAATCACTCCCTCGGTAATCCGCCCCTGGAGGCCAACCGAGTCCTCATCGACGCTCTGACGTTCCTCTTCCGTCAGGTGTCGGAGATACGGCGGTACGGCATTCGCCGCTTCGCGTTCCTCTTTCTCCTGCATGAGGCCCTCGATCTTGGATGTCAGGCGAGTGATCTGTTCGGTCTGCTGTCGCACAGTTGCCGACAGACGCGGCACCTCGGCGTTGTACTTGCCCTGGAGAACACTCCAGCGCTGCTTGTACGTCTCCGAGTTCTCATCCTCCGAGTGAGGCTGATGCGCGTCCTGCTCCGGTTCATGGCCGTAGTGCTGGTCAGCCTGGGGCTCATTGGCCTCGGTGTTGACATTCCCGCTCTCTATATCATCGAGAATACGGTCAGCTTCTCTTCCGGCTTCTACCAGTGCTTGTGGCAGCTTCGTCATTCGTTTTTCCTTTCGTGAGCCCTTCAGGGTCTTCACAGGCGCGGAGCCCGTAATGGTGTTCCGCTACAAGTCTTCGAGAAAATCCTCAGGCCGCTCCAGGTACTCAACGAGATCAGCGTGAGTCAAAGCCATGCCCTGTCCTCGGTATATGGCTGTACCTTCGAGCTGGTCGTTTTTCACCCTCTGCTCCTGAAGACTGTCTTTCACCCATCGCCGGATGTTTTCGAAACGAGGGTCACCCGACAGACCCAATATCGACTCCAGAACTTTTTTGTCTGGTGATTTCAAGCGTTCTACCTGTTGCTGAGCCCGATGATGAGGAGCCGGGGGCTTCATGCCGGGCTCCTCTAAATCCTTACTTCACGCCGATGGCAATCCAATTGCACGTCAGGCCGTTCGCCACGTTCGTGCAAACAAAACCGGTCGTGCCCGCGCCGGCTGCATAAGCGTTCGTCCCGCCCGTAGCACCAAGTTCATCGACCAGAACAATGGGGGTGCCGCTCGCAAAAGCGGTACCGAACGTGACCGCCTCGTCGGCCGTAGCCGTGCCGGTCTCGACACGCCAGGGCGTGTTGGACTCGGACAGGAGCATCGCGAACCCGTCGACACTCACCGTGTCGCCACTCGCCAGAGCCAGGCCGCTCGAACTGAACGTACCAACCGTAGTCTCCGTGCCAGCAACCGGTACCGCGATAGCGACCGTTGCATCCTCGGTCCCGTCCGTAACGTCCGTGGCCGTGACCGTGATCTTGCCGTAGGTGACGTTCGTAGTCGTGGCGTCGTCCGCTGCCTGGAAGTCCAGGATGAACGTCTGGTTGTCGGCCATGTTGTTCGTAAGGTTGTCCGACTCGAACACGATGCTCAGAAGATTCGAGGCACCCGTAACAACAGTGTCCTCGATGAACTTCAGGATCTTGGCCGTGTCGTTGTCCTGCACCATGCCGTTCGCCATCGTGATGTCGCCACCGATGGTCAGGCCACCGGTCTGCGTCACATCGCCAACCTGCGTCAGCGTGCCGTTGTTGACAATGCTCGACTCGATAGTCAACTCGCCAACACTGAACTGCTCGCGGTCGTTACCGAACGCGCACGTCGCAATGAGGCCCACCAGGGCCATCGCTACCCATTTCTTCATATCCTTCTCCTGCTGGTTCGTTTGTTATTCCGGCCCCATCGGAGGACCTTGTGGAGGAGCCTCCATGGGTCCACCTTGAGCGGCACCCGCTGCCTGAGCTTCCTCAGCGGCCTGCTGCTTCATTCTCGCTTCTTCTCGTGCGTCCAGCTCCTCTTCCGACGGGATTATTCCTTCCCGAACGTCTTGCGCCCTGAAGATTTCGCGCAGCAGTTCGGCGCGGCCCTTGATACCCATGATCTGCATGTCGACCGGGTTCTGGGTCGCGGCGAGGAGTTCCTGTCGTCGAGCAGCCACCTGCTCCTTGATGATTAGGTGCAGCACACCCAGAGGACGAATGCGCACATCACCCTTTATCGTCTCGTCAGATGAGTGATCCATGTTGTACTCGAACTGGCGCATCACTACTTCGCTGACAACTTCTTCGTAGATACGCGCAATCACCTTCCGGATGCCTCTGGCCGCAGAGTTCATGAGCATGGATAGCCCACCCATCGTACGGCCAGCACCAGCAACACGCTCGTTGCCATAGGCATACGCGGGGATTCCGGTGATGTCGTCCGACAGGCGGATGAACTGATCCAGAATCCTCAGAAGCTCAGGTGCGCGTGACTCGACATTGAAAAACGTCATCGGGGCTCCACCGCCCGGGGCTCCGGCATTGTTGAACTGCCAAATCTTGAGGGGGTGGATGGCGGTAACCTTCTTCTGGTTAGGGGGCAGCTTCGTGATGTCGTGGATAGCGGCCTGCGGCCCAGCGGCCAGACCCATATTCACCACCAGGGACCGCACAGCAGCGTTGATAATCTGCTGCGTGTCTTCCATGAGCTGCGGGATACCCTTGCCCCAGAACCCGCCCGGCACGATAGCGTAGCAGGACTTGGAGTACGGCCTCCGGTCCATCTCGTCCGGATTCGGACGTGCCATGATGAGCGTCTCAGCGCACGTGATGAGGTTGACCTCGTACTCGCCAAGAGGCTCGATGCCGGAGAAGCCCAGGCTCTCAAGGGCCCGGCCCTGGCCGTCGGCCCAATCCATAAGCAGAGCGCCCTGCACGCTACCCCAGAAGTTGAGACCTTCGAGCGACTGGTCGCTCTTGTGCTGGTCCTGGGTGTTCTCTCTGCGCTGCTGGAGCCTCTTGCGCTCCTCGTTGTACTCGTACCCCGTCTCGATCTCGTATCCGGTCATCCCGAAGGTCTGCAGGACTACGTCGATCGCCTCGGAATCGTATCCGGGCTCCTTCTTCAACCTGACCAAGTCTGCACGGCTGAGCCGGATCTTCTCGATGAAGAAGCTGCCGTCCTGGCAGGTCGTCGAGTCAGACGATGGGTAAGCATCAAACGGGCTGATGCACTCGTATTCAGGGCTCAGGTCGTGCGTAATCTGCCGCTTCCACCGCCCCGTCTTCTCGTTCTTGACCCACTTGTAGGTCTTCCTGCGCCGCACGATCGGCCCCTTGAGAATGCCGACGTGGAAGGTGCAGAGGTCGCTGATGAATTCGTTGAAAGCCTTGGTGAAGTTCCCCTCGACGAACTGGTCCTTGATTTTGACCTGCATCCGCTTCGCCGCGTCATCGGCGTGCTTCTTCATGTCCGTCAGGGTGTCGTCCCGTAGCTGCCCGGCGCGCATGGCTATCTCGGATGGGTCGATAGGCGTGCCCATCCTCTGGCGCTCTTCCAGCCACTCCATGAGCGTCTTCTGGACGATTTGCTGCGTCACGTCCTCAGGCAGGTCCGGTATAGGCGTGCCCTCCAACCCCCAGGTTTTCTCCTCGGGTGAAGAGAGGATGTCGGAGATCCACGCCTCTGCGGCTCTGCACTTGGTCTCGGTGACCTTCAAGAAGATCGGCTGGATGCCCTTCTTCTCGATTTTGGCCTTTTTCTCGGCGTCGTAGTAGCCGTCCCGCTGCCGTTGGAACTGCAGCATCTCGTACTGGACGGTCTGCTTCGCCTCGCTGGCCTGTAGGTACGACTCATGCACGAAGGCAGAAAGCATGGATTTCCAGGGAGAGCCCTGCTCGGCTACTTCCTCCTGGATCGCGGCCTCTTCCTGCTGAGAAAGCTGTTCAGCAGTCGAGTATTGGATCAGTCCGTGGGTTCCGCGTGTCTGCGTGAACTGCCCACCGTTCATAAGCTCGGACCTCGCTTGTAGGCACACCGGGTGCCGCGCAGGATTCCCGAGCTTGAAATCCACCATAGAAGGTATCAAATAACGTCAACGCTGTCAAGCAACCGTCAAGCAAAGTGGAAAATAACGCTAAAGCATGACGCCGTGACACCACTTTTTCCCCCTTATGAACACAAAAGGTATAGGGAATATAGAAAGAGAGAGTGTTCTCTTCTGACAAAGGCAGAAACTTGCCGTCACGCCGTCATGGATGTTCCACGTGGAACATCAAAACCAAGCGTCAACGACGTCGGCGTCTGGCTCGACATCGAAGGCGTGCTGCCCGCCGTATCCGGTGCCGATTGTGTTTTCGCTCTCGTGGCCACCGCGAGCAGCCAGGGCAGCGTACTGGAGCGCGTCGTGCGCGTGTGAGAAGATGTTCTTGTCTGGCACCATGGCGTAGCGGGTGGCTCCCGGGACGTTCATTTTGCGCAGGCAGTACTTGCCCATGAATCCGCCCCTCAGCATCCGGCATTCCGGCGAGAGGGCGAATCCGGGCCGTCCGTCGAGATCGCTCACCATGAGGAAGCTGGCAACCGCGTCACGCCGCTTCTTGAACTTGTTCGTGGAGGCAGGGATGATCGGGAGCCCCTCCTCCTTGACAATGCGCATGGCGGTCATCTCGTCGGTTTCTACGCGCTGAGAGCCAGCAGGATCGCCCACAGACATCAGGTGCATTCCTGGGTACCGGTTGCGCATGAACGGGACAACCATGTTGCGGACGAACCTGCGCACGCCCATATCCTCTGAAATCAGCTCATGTAGCACAACGAACTGCCCAGTAGAGGTGAGCTGGCAGACTACGCAAGCCGGGTTCAGGCCGAAGTCCCACCCGAGAATTAACGGCAATCCGTAGAGAGGGGTGGGGGGATTCTCAAGTGCGTGCTTCCCGTCGTTGTACTCCGGATAAATTGGCTTTCCGGCCTGGATTACGCCGTATTCGCCCTGGATGAAGACCTTGATCCACTCGCGGTCCTTGCCGGGGATCTGCCGCATGTAGTAGTCGAAACCGCTGTTGTGGTTGACGATATTTTCCGCAGCGGGGATTCCAGGGACCTGTCCGGCATTCGGGACGTAGATCGGCTCCGTCTCGTCATCATGCTCCGGATTCATGAGGATCAGGCCCGGAGGCTGCTTGAAGAATATCATCTCCCTCGGCCGCTTCTCCTCGGCGATCTCGTACCACCAGGAGTCAGTGTCTGGAGGGTTCGTATCCATGATGACACCCGTCCAGGTCGTCCCGCCGAGCTTCTTGGAGGGGTAGCGGTCGACGCGGCCAGTCAGCATGTCGAAAACAGACTTCGGTATTTCGCACGCTTCGTTGATCCATCCGCCGGTCAATTCAAGCGATTTGAGCTTCCTGACGTCCTCATCTCGGTCGCAGGCCAGGAAGATGACCTCCATGTCCAGCGCCGTGCCGTCGCCGATGTCCGGGATCTTCATGCGCCCCGTGATCGGGGAGCCCCGGGTAATTGGGCAGATCTTGCGACCACATCCGTCCTGCTCGGGAACCCACTCAGTCCAGGTCTTGATCGTCGTGCTCAAGAGTTCTGGATACGTGTTTCGGATGATCGCCCAACGACTCCTGCGGACTCCCCGAAACGGCTTTTGCCGTAGGGCACGCATGTATATCTCGACACAACAAGCACTCGACTTGCCGCTCCCGATAGGCCCCATAATGCCCCGCACGAAATGCTGGGAAGCATGGAACAGCTTCGGGGTGGCCTCAGGCGTGTACTTGATGTATTCGGTTTCCGGCATCTAGAACTGACGCTCCTTCTTCTTGATCTTGGCCACGGCTTTGTTGACGTGTCCTATCTGCCGCTTTGCCTTGCTGACATTCCGGTGACCACCGCCATCTAGCGGCTTGCTGTTGGAATTCAGCGAGACCTCGCCCGTAGTTGAATCGACCACCCGCCATAGAGCCCCTACCTTCCGGACCTGCACGAACACGTCGTCCGGAATATCTGCTTCTGCGTCGTAGAGATCGTAATCTTCAACCATCACTCACCCTCCACAAACTCAAGGGTTCCGGAGTTATACGCTCGTTTTATCCGGCGGAAGAAGTTCTGGAACGTCTGCCCCGGGACCTTCTGGCGCTGCGGCATCGCGTTCCATGTTCGCAGTGCGATTGTCCGCAACCATTTTGCGCGCTTGCTGTTCATTCGGTGCCTCTCCTGTGCAATGTGTCGAATCGATAAAGACCGGAGCGCCCGGCCCCATATATCGAGCGCCACGCGCTATATTGTACTCGAACCATTCGATCGCCTCGGGGAGGTTTAGCCCTTGCGTCATCAGCTTATTTAGTATCTTGGTCTCGTCATAGACTACGACCGGCTGATCGACATCGTGCATGACTCCTACGATAGCTTTGTCGTACCCGTAGCGCGCCTCCCCTTCCGCCCCGAACACGTCCAGGAACATCAGTTCGACGCCGTACCAGTCCGCCAGTCTGTCTCTCCAGGACTGATTCATTCCTTGGTCTCCTCGGGAAAATCGCTCTTCTCAGCGGCGGGAGCGGGCTTCTTCGCGGCCTTCTTGCGGCGCGGGCGCTTCTTCTCTGCATTTCGGTTCTCCGCAATTCGGGAGAGGGAGCGCATCATGACGTCACCCACCGCGAGGATCGCCGCAGGAGCGAGCTTCCCTGGCCCCAGGACGGTCGAATAGTGGTGCATCGTCGCCAGGAGCATCATGTTCAGCTCGTCGAGCTTCTGATCCTTCTCAACCACTGGCTGCGAGAACACCACGAGTCGGCTGAACTTGTCTTCGCCGCGACCCTTGTTGTCGACCTCAATCTCGTGCTCCCGGTCCATATCGAAGCCGTGGTGCGCGAGGAACCCCTGGACCTCGTCGTTCGAGTCCACGTCCTCGATCTCCACCGCCAGGAACACCCGACCGTCAGCCTGCCACCTGTTCGTCGCTTTCATTGAACTCCCTTCTTATGTCTACCGCTACCCCAGCGGGTGACGCCACGGACAACGAGTCCATGCCGCACTCTTCCGTAACCGCAAGAAGCCTCTCTGCATCTTGCGAAATTCGTCGTACGAGCTTCGAGATGACCGGACGGTACTGACTCGGCACCTGCTCCGGAGAGACCTCATCATGCGGGTCTACTCCGTCGTGCTTCATGAGCATGTACCTGGAGTCGTAGTAGCCCAGCTCGTACGCTACACAGGCTGGCACGTCGCAAGAGAAGTGGTCTGACGCCTGCCTCTCCATCACCTGGGCGACGTGGAGAACCTCAGGCCACAGCTTCCGCCCTGTCAGCAGCCTCTCGTCAATCATCGTTTCCATGGTCAATACTCGAACAGTATGCCGGTCTTCCCGTGCCACGTGATTGGACGCTTCGGTTTACCTTTCCAGATCGTTGTCCCGCTGACCTCATCCTTGTGGATCAGCGCATGATTTCCGGCGTGCGAGCGGCACCTGCGTGCCGCCGCACTCCAGGTGTGAACTTGGCCATCGACGGCAATATGGCCAGAACGGATACGAATCCCATCGTACGGTTCTTCCTCTTCTTCGACCGGTGGTGCCGGGGGAGCCTCAGTGACGGGGCAGGCTGGAACCCCGTCGGGAGGAGTGCTTGCTGGGGTAGCGTTCTCCCCCGGCGCGACCGATTCCACGATCTCGGGTATATCCGGGAGCGTGGTTGATCTACATCCGATTACGAGTGAGATCAAGAAGACGAGCGCCGTGCTTTTCATACATCACCTTGTGGTCGTTGCAGCAGAAGGTCTCTTTCGCTTCTGCACACCATCCATCCGGCAAACCTACCTTCCCTGCAGGCTTGCAGGTCGTGGTGCCGCAAAAAGAGCAGTGGAACCAGTCGAAATCCCCATATAGGACCCTGAGAGTTCGTAGCCGCAGGTACAGTCGTACGCCCATAATGATCGCCGCAAGTGCCAATATCGTTAGGACTGTCAGGATCGGCTTCATGATGCGCGCTTCGCTTTAGAGTATCCACAGGCAGGACACTCCCCCTTTTCGACTGATTCCATTGCCCAAGCTGTTTTGTTCTTCTTCGCGATCTCGCTGAGAAGGCCGGTAGCCTTGTCGGCGTACAACCAGACCCAGCCGCAAGAGGAGCATCGGAAGCCCTTGTCTCGCGGTGGGTCTGGGATACAGATCACGTGTTACCTCGCCATCTGTCCGGGTCCGTACTGGTTGCCTGCGCCACCGGGGCCGTAGGCCATGTTGGGGCGCTTCTTGGTGGCACTGGACGAGCCGTAAGTCATGGGGCACTTGCAGCGGTGAGCTTCGTGGTTGGTGCGGCCAACCTTGTAGCACTGGGAGTGGGAGGATTTCCCCCCCGTACCGCCGTGGCTGCTCTTCTGGTCGTACTGCTTCATCTCTCTGGTCTCCTTTGCCCTGGTGGGCGGTTACATGATGCTGTCGGGGTCGGAGGGGCTTCTGGTGCCCATGATGAGGGACTCGTAGTCTTCGCCGAACTTGTCCTTCATGAGTTCGTCGGTGCGGGCATCGATGAGGTCGTCCGAGACGCCGAACTTGGAGAGTTGGCCACGGATGTTGTCCCTGGCCTCCTGGATTTCATCCATTGCTTGGCCCTGGCGACGTTCGAACTGCTCCCTGCCACGGTAGAGGCCGTAGAGTGCCTTGATGATACCGCCTCGACCTTCGGGCGTCCGAGTGCGCAGGAGGTCCTCGTAGGACGGCCCTTTGCCCTTTCCGGGTTTATAGAACCGGTTGTCGGTTGGGGCAGTCGGAGTCGGAGCCCACCCATCTTCCCCGATACGGCTGAATATATTGCCCTCCCCCGGCTGAGTCAGCGGGCCTTTTCTCCCTTTATCCGACCCGATCCCGCTGTCGGGCATGGGCTGACGCGGCTCCTCGGGTTCGGTATCCCAGTGTCCGATATCGCCCTCATCAAGCGGTCCTCGGCCGAGTTCCTTGCGTTTCTGGTCGCGTTTCGCTGCTCCCGACGGGGGCATACGGCGATCGAGGGGATGTTGCCCACCCCTGACCTTATTCTGCATCGCCATACCCATCCCTACCATGGAGGCTCCGCCGATGATCCTCTTGAGGATCTTGTTACGTGAGGTTCCCATTTCTTCCTCTCCTTTCGCAGAGCCGGGAGCAGAACGTCTCGCCAGTGCTGTGGTTCTTCCTCCAACTGCCGGGCATCGTCTGTCGCATTTTACTACAACAAACGAGCACCCAGCAGGCTGCGCACTGGTACCAGACGTTTTGGTTCTCGTCCGTCACGGCTCTACCTTCCTGGTCTCCTGAGTGCCGGGCCACTGAATCCGACCATTTCCTGCTTCATCGCGGTCTTGCGGCCGGGCTTGACCTTGACAGCTTTGCCAACCATGGCGACCTTCTTGCCGGGCTTGGGCTTCTTGACCTTGACCGGCTTGCCGACCATCTTCGTGGCTTTCCCAACACCCTTCCCCATCTTGCTGGGGCCGACCTTGCGGCCACCAGTTGCTTTCGAGGGGCGGGCAGGCTTGCTCGGGCGATACGGTCGCGGGGTCCTGGGCATGTCTCTCTCCTGGTTACGGGTCCTATTCCATTTCCACCTTCGGTACGAACATCCACCGGCTCGTCGCGTCGTCCCACTGCTGAAGCAGGTACCTGCCGTCAACCTTCACAAAACGAAGACTCGACTCGTGGTTCGCAGGAGCGTCGTGCTTCTTCTCCAACACTCCCAACCGAGAAAGGATCTGGTTGTTGACGTACGACATACTGTGGCCAAGGTTGTTCCGAGCCTTCTCCGCACCAGCGATATCCTTCTCCATCGTCTCAAAACTACGCTCCAACTCCTCGATCCGTGTCAGGACCGCATCGAACTCCACCACCGTTGCCCCGCTCGACTTCTCGCACCGAATATCGAGGCAGTTCAACTTGTCCTGCAGCCTGTTGATGTTGTTCCCGTCCTTCATCAGCAGGTCCATGTGCAGCTCCTGGCGCTCCTTCATCTCCTCCACAGTATCCTGTAGATCAGATGCACGCTCGAGCTTACGCACCGACTCGCGTGCTTCACGCGCAATCGCTTCAGCACGGTCATACCGGACCTTCACAAGCTTCTTCAGCTCGTCCAGACCCGCCCGCGCTTCTCTCTCACGCTTCTCCAATCCATCAAGCCGCTTGCTGTGGCAAGAGGTGATGAACTTGCTACTCGAATGGTTGTTCTCGCTCGTGAGCGCCTTCTGCTCAAGCACACCCACCCGCCCCCGCAGCGAGTCATCAACGTACGGCTTCCACGCCGCATACAACTCCGGGCCCATCACGCACCTGTCACTCGGCACATCTTGCCCCACCTCCACCACGCACGGCCCAAATTCACCGCAATTACTGCAAATACACTTCATTCCACCAACCCCCTCGCTGCCCTCAGCAGCCTCGTAGCCATCCAGCAACCAACCCCCTGCTTCTCCTCAACCCACTCCGGCCTCACTCCCTCCCCCACACGCACAGGGCACACCTCAGGCTCGCTCTCGTGCATCACCACGCAGCTACCGTACCCATGCGCCTTCTTCACCCCAGCCTCATCCGAGCATTTCGTGCAGTGCCACTCCCTCATTCCGCCATCCTCAATCCCAGCTCCCTCAAACACCCAGCACTACACACGTGCCACCCATCACCAGGACTCTTCGGCGATGAAACCACGTACCAGTCATCCGGTAACATCGCGTTGTACAACGCATCCAGCCCAGCCTCAGCCGTCACCCCACACACATCGCAATCAACCACCCTCCGAAAACTCATTCACCAACTCCTTGGCTTTCTTTTTCGCATTTCTGAGACCTAAGGGGGTTCTCAGCACATTTCATAATTTTTCGCATAAGGGAGAAAAATACTGGCGTGTCGAGCGCGGGGGACCCCGATATGAAGTTTGACCCCGGCGAGCGCAAAAAATGGTCCCGCCCCCCCCCGCCCTGCGGGCCGTGCTCTGGAGTGAAAAGAGCGACCTGCGGGGAAAAAGCGAAGCAAGCGAATGAACCGAGTGGAGTCACGAGCTGCCCCCGTCCTGCTGTGCGTCGGGAGGACCGAGCTGGTTCGGTGCGTGGCCGGGTGCGGGTGCATCGGGCAGCGGGTCGCACAACGAGGTGTCAATCTGAAAGACCACGCCTACGTGCTTGTGTGCGTGTTGGTGTTGGACCTTGTCCGAGAACTCAGCAGGGCGCTTTGCGGCCAGCAGACGCTCTAGGAGGCGGTCGGAATAGCGTCGGGTGTAGGCAACGACCTTGCCTTGCGACACAACAGGCTCCTCGACTCCATCAACGGCCCTGCGTCGAGCTTCGGATTCAAGTCGGTCTGCGGCCAGTTCTAAGCACGCGGCACGGGCAGCGGCGAAGTCGGGGACACGCTCCTTCCAGTGCTGCGGCGTATTGGCCGAGACCCCCGCAGCGAGGCAGGCATCGCGGTGGATACCGGTCTTCGCCAGGGCGGTGAGATAAGCCCGCATACGGCGCACACGCGGGATTCCACCCATGGGCAATATCCGGTCATCCGGCCCGACTTTCGACCGAGGCGCAATACCGCCGGTGCGGTGGGATGGCGCTTGTCCATGCAGGAGGTCAAAGCGTGAAATGGTTGCTTCAATGGCGCGGTCGTCGAGGGTGTCATTGGGCAGGCCGGGCGGTGGTTCGGGGGCGTGTTTGTAGGAGGTGCTCATGGTTTACGGCGCTTGCGTGTAGCTCGTAGGCGCGATTGTGAAAGGGCATCGTGAAGCGCTTGTGCGTGCTCTATGACGGCAGCGGCTGCTTCTGTTGGACGGGAATAACCGAGGGGTGCAACGAGGGTTGCAGCGGCGTTAAGCAGACGCTCTTGGTATCTTACAGTAGGCATATCAACCCCCCCCCGTAGGTACCCCCCAACTATAGCGATTTTGGGGTATTGAGTCAAGGCCGTAGTTCGGGAGTGAAAACGGGTGTTGACATACGTAAGGGGGTAAGGTAGCGTAGTGATGTTGGTCGGGTGGTCTGGCCGACGCACACAAGGAGCCAAGGAGATGGACGTTGACTACGAGGTGGAGAAGCACTTCCGCCCCGAGGCGGTCGCACTGCGGCGCAAGCTGGCGGTGTTCGTCGAGGAGAATCGGGTCGCAACGGGACTGCCCCCGAGGGGACTCGACGCGTACGAGATGAGCAAGGACGAGCTGCGGCACCACCTTAGCGTGCTGGCAACGCGGTGGGGGATCTAAACACACCAAGAGGGGGGCGCAAGCCCCCCCGCACACACAAGGGAGACGAGCAATGACAAGAGACGAGATAGACACACTGCGAGGCGAAATCGAGACGGCGCAGGGGACGTTGGAAGACCACTACGCGGAAGTCTGCCGCAAGGTGGTGCACGGGGCGAACGAAAGCAACTCCTTTCTACTCTGCACAGCGGGGCTTAGCTTGTACGCTGCAAAGCAGGGTCTTGGGCTGGCCTACACGGCGATGTCATACGCCACGAACCATTGCGAAAGCGAGGAGCGTGACGAGCTGCAAAGCGCGCTTGATGACTGGGAATACATCGACTGCCCGAGCTGCGGCGGGGACGCGATCTACGACTGTATCGCGTCGCTTGTCTGGGATTTCGAGGACAAGCTTGAAGAGATTAAACAGGCGCTGCGGGACGCGGTCGAGGAGCATGAGGGCGAGTACATCGGTATGAGTGACCGGGAGCTGGTCGAGGCGCACTCCGAGGAGTGGGCCGCAGTGGTTGCGCGCCTGCGGCAGGAGCACAAGGAGCGGGCCGAGGCGAAAGCGAAGGCCGAGCGTGAGCGGGTCGAAGCCGAAGCGGGGCTGTAAGGCCCCCTAAAACCCCCGAGGAGCTGACCCTATGAAAGACACACCTAAGACCAAGAACGACGTACACACGGCAACCTGCCCTGCTTGCTGGTTGCCGAGGTCGGTATGCGACTGCCTGACCGAGGAGGACCGACACCCCGAGGAGCTGCCGGTTGCGGTGGACGGCGCAGACCCGCAAGCGCTTGCCTGCCTGCGGGCGTGCGAGCGGACGGGCGCGGTTGTCGAACTGTTCGTTCGGTGCATCGGGATGGAGCTGCACGGGTTCGGGACAGTCGAGTTCTCGACCGAGCGGGACAGCGTGGCGCGTATCACGGTCGCGCTGGACAGCGGGGAAGTCACGTTCCTTGCTGGGTGCGTGCGGCGGGTTGTCGAGCGGTACGATCGCGAGGTTGGCGTGCTGGTGGACGTGGTAGTGGGTTGATTAACCGGGGGGCGGGCTTCGGCCCGTCCCCGACACAAGGAGCGAGGCATGGTAGCAGTAAACGACAAAGTGATGAGCGAGGAAACGGCGCGGGCGCTTTTCGAGCTGGGTGGCGCGGTTATCGAGGCGCGTGCAGCGAGTCAGGGGCTGGTGGACGTCCTGCGGGAGAACAAGACCGACTACCGCAAGGCCGAGGGCGTGGTTCTTGGGCTGGATACCGTCGTCGCTATGATCGCGTGGCGCATCGGACCCGAGCGGCTGGAGCGGTATCTGCGTGAGGGCGGTTGCGATATGACCGCGTACGAGGAGTTCAAGAATAGCCAGGGCGATTTCCTCGCGGGCAAGAACGGGGGTGCGCAGTGAGCTGGATAGCCGATATCGAGGCGCGGGGCGGGTTTCTGACCGAGTCGGATCTGGAGCAACTCGCGAGCGTGGCGCGCCTTGCGCCCGTGCTGGTGCGCTGTAGCTGCGGGCGGTTCTCCTGCCC